CTCGGCTCACGGAATACCCACAGCGCATTGTTACCTGCCACCAGACCTCGCACCTTGGCGCTGTCCAGACCTTCCCGGTAATAGTCCAAGTCGCTCACATAGGAGGGATCGTTCAGACTGCAATGCCAGATGACATTGGGGAAGTCCTCGTTGCCGCTGAAGAATACACGGTTGTCGAATACCTGAAGCAGCGTGCAGTTCTGGATAGCCGCACGGTACTTCTGGATGGTCTTGCGGAACTCGATGGACACATTATCCCGTCCGTCCGTCTTGGGCTTGTCCGGGGCTTTGGCAAAGGAAATCTTTCCGGCAGCATAGTCCACCTTGTAGCCGTCCGTCTGCACCACATCGTCCACCTTGACGATAGGCGCAAAGTCAGAATCAATGTTCTGTGCATCCAGCAGGAAGTCAAAACTGCCGCCGTCTCCAAGGAAGGTGTTGATTCTGCGAGGCTGAAGCATATTCACATCTTCGTAGGTAGTACCGCCGCCACCGGGCTTTCTGCCAATGGAGGTAGTAGGCACATAGCCCTCCACTTCCTTGATCGTGCTGCCGTCATACCGCAGGTAGTGCTTGCCATCCTTGAAGTACCAGACATTCTCAAAGGTGAAGCTATCGCTGACCGATTCCCTCAGGCCGGAATACAGTTCGGTTTTTACGCCGTTTTTGACCTTGTACAGCTTATTTCCGCTATGGACAAGCTGGACATCGTTGTAGAAGAAAATGCCGTAGATAGGCGCATCAAAGGCCGTTTCCAGCACCATGCCGGGACGGGTGCGGATGCTGTCTACTTCCTTGTAGTCCTTCCACACATTCAGGCTGTCAGGACTGCGAATGATGTTGATGTCCTCGCCTCGGAAGTCAACGCCACGGAAGCCGCCGTACACACGGGAAATCAGATCGCCGGTAGAAACGCTCATACGGTCACACCGCCCTCAATGTAGATGCTGTTCATCTGATAACGGGGATCGAGCCGCTGAAGCATACGCTCATATACATCGAGATAATGTTTGCCGTAATCGGCAGACACATCACTCAGCAGCAGGTGTGCCGCAACGCCATACACCATGACCTCAAGGGCATCGGGAGAAAGTTCAAACTCATACGCCTTGTCCTTGGTCTTGTCGGTGATTCTCTCAGGATAGACATAGCAGTCAATCTCTGCCACACCGTCTTCCATAACCTTGATGACCGTGCCGTCTGCCTTGAACTTGCAGCCTACACCGCAGACCAAGGAAATCTGATAAATCTCGTAGCCACACTTCTCCTCGATTTTGGCAAAGTCGATGGTGTCACCCTCTTTGACAATCATCTCCACATACTTGGGGATCTTCTTCATCCGTGCCAGTTCAAACATGATCTGGTTGGTGACATCGTTGATTTTGGTGCTGATGTCAGGGTCATCGGTCAGAAGTTCACTGCCGGGATTCAGTTCCTCGATGAGTCCCAGCACTTTGACTTTCATTTCTTTAAGAGTCATGTAATCACTCCTTTCTTAAAAGAGAATCCCGCCCCAAAACGGGGCGGGAGTGTTACCCGAACGGGTGCGGGGGGTGTATTAAAAATCCTTAAACATTACGGTTGCAGTATTTCCAGAGCCATCGGACGGGGCATAGGTGATGCTACACACACTTCCATAAGAAACCATATTAAACATAAAAACCGGCGTACTTACACCATCATTCACACTATTCACAATTGCAATATCGTCAGAACGCAGCGTGTAATAGTTTGTGGTGCTGTCCGATATTTCTTCGCTATAGGTGAGCTCCCAAACAATCTCATATCCTGCATTCACCGCAGCCATAACCTCTTCAAAGGATTTGTCTGCAACAGCATTGTTTTCCGATTCATTATTGACCCTCGTAAAAGTAACAACCAGCCTCGGCAGAAACATAGGGGAAAGCGGCTGGGTGACGATTGTACCTTGAACAGACAGTGTGACGGAAGTAGAACCATCAAAGGCGTAAAGAAAGGCTGCCGCACCAATTTCTTCCACAAAATCTTCAGCTATGAACGCAATACAAAAAGGATCACCTGTATCACCGGTTCCATCCACTATGGCCACATTACCGAGTGCTGAACCAAGTTTTTCACCTGTTTCCGGGCTGATAAGATACTGCGCTGTACAGTTATATTCCGTTCCGTTCCATTTAACCGTATAGGGGCTGCCGACCTGCACATCGTAAACATCATTGAGCAAAGCGCCGCCCATTTCCGGATCAATCTCAAACGTTGTTTCGGGCAGAATCTCCACCATTTCCGCCTTGCAGGGCGTGTTCTCCAAATCGTTGTAGTCGGTCACGCCGCCGCCGCCTGTGCTGCCAATCGCCGCAAAATTGCTCGTAAGCGCATTAACAGGCTTGATGGTTGCCGTTTCGGGTACAGCCGTCACGCTGGTGCAGATGTTGGAAGTGGTTTTGATGGAATTGCCGTAGATGTGGATGACATTCTTGCTCCAAGACTGAGGAGCAAAGTAAACCTCGATGTACTGGTCATCGGGCGAACAAGGCTTGATATAGATGTTGGGAGCAATGGCATTGTCCGCATCACCGTAGACCGTAGCCCCACGCACATAATAGTTCTGCGTGGCAATGACCAGCTTGCCGTTATAGGTCTTACCCGTGGTGGCTGTGATGTCCACCGTCACCTGCGTATCGTAGACCTTGAACTTACCGATCATCAGCTTGCCGGTAGAGCCAAAGGCAATTTCCTTTCGGATGTCCACAGTAACCTTGTCCAGTTTGCCCGTCACAGCTGTTTCGTTTGCAGGCGTATATCCCAGCGCCGACTTGATGTTTGCTGCTGTAACGCTGGCATCGATCTCCACATTGCCGTTTTCATCAGGCGCATTACCGTTGACCGTCTTGACACCGCCCAGATCGTCGGGCAAATAGTTTTTGCCCAGCTTGTGGTAAACAATTTCAGGGTTGCCCTCTACCTTAACCGTCACAGACCTAAGGCCAGAACTTAATCCATCATAAACAGTGCATTTTCCCTCTGAATTGCGAATACAGAAGGGATGTTCACTTTCTTCGGCACTCTCTACCGCAAACTTTAAGTTGCCGAGATAGACCGCTCCATCATACAGCTTGCCGGTGCATGTATATGCCTGACCGTTCCATGTGACCGTATAGCCTACACCCTCAAGCAGCGTATATGAATCAGTCGCCGACAAGAGACTGGAACTGCCAGAGATTATTACTCTCTTTTCCGGGATAACTTCGCCCTCAACACCGATCACCTCTCGCCAATGTGTGCGGTTCTGGATGTAGCCGGGTGCAGTAGGGTCACTCTCTGCGTAGTCAGCCTGTACCAAACTGCCGTCGAACTCGATTTTTACATTGCCGTTTGCATCGGGGGTATGTCCGTTGACGGTTTTAACGCCCACATCGACATTTACCCTGCCGAACTCGTCTGGCAACCGACCATTGACTTTTTTTACAGTGCCGAGATTGTCAGGCAGATAGCCCTTGTCCAGCTTGTGCCAGATGGTTCGGTCGCCCGTGATAAAAAGGTATGCCGTTGCACTGCCGTCCATCGGACGGGCGAATGCTCCGTTGCCTGTTGCGGCTGCTGTTGCTGCGTCATATTCGACAAAGGCGAAAGGCAGACCAGTATTATACTGGTTTCGCACAATGTCGTCTTTTTTTACGAGAATTAGTCCGGCTTTATCATCCACCTCGCCAGAGGTATAAGGAACAGGAGTGACATCATAGAAGTTCCCGTTGTAGATGGCCTCATAGACCACACCTGTTTCCAATCCGATCCGTTCGGGATGGTAATAGGTTTCGCCAGTGAGGTCGGTTTTTTCGAAAAGTTCTACGGAGTGTTCGACTTCTTTCCAGTGGGTGCGCTGCACCTTCACATCGCCGTTTTCGTCTGCCTTTACACCATCAACCGATGTAACGGGCTTGAGTTTCTCCTTGATCTTGTCAACACTCAACGGAGTGCCTACCGTTACGCCGATAATCTTGCTCATACGTTCACCTCCGTGATAGTCACCTGAATGGTGTAGTCATTGGTGGGCTTCTGACCGATGGCATACACCGTCACCACGCCGTCCTCATTCTCAGTGACGAAAGTAAGATCCTTCTCATAGAAGATCGCCAGCTGCTCCACACTGGGAGTCAAGTCCACCTGACTATTTGCGGTAACGCCGTTAATGGACACAACCTGAGAATACAGGTTTCCGCTACCTGTCCATGCAGATGCCGGTAGCACGGCTTCCCCGATCTTCGCTGCCACGATATTTTTCAACACCGCTTCCCGAACTTCATCAGCAAACGCCTGTTTTTCTGCCGCAGTATAGTAGTCAACGCCCTTCGTGGGGGTGTCACCCTTTTCGCCTTTTCCATCCTTGCCGTTGTACACGGTAAAGGTAAAGGTATTTCCGCTGGACAGCCATCCCGTGTAGGTGTCGGTTGTTCCGGCTGCACCGTTTCCTGCCGTGCGAATGACAGAAACAATGGTATCGCCGTCATCACCATCGAAATAGTCCTTGCCCTTCACGGGAGTGTAGCCATCCGCACCGTCCTTCAGGTCAAAGGTTTTCGTTCCGTTTTCATCGGTGATTGCCACTCGCTTGCCACCGGCAATATCCGTCACGCTCACATTGGGAGAATAGCCGTCTTCGCCGTCAAAGTAGTCCTTATTTTTAACAGGTGTGTAGCCGGGAGCGCCCTTCAAAGCCGCAAGCTGCTCCGGCGTGAAGTCTTCATAGGTGAAAGGATCGCCCTTCTCACCATCGGAGTAGTCCTTGCCCTTGACGGGGGTATATCCGGGCTTACCCGGCTCACCCTTCAAAGATGCCAGCCATTCTTCCTCCGTGCCAGAAAAGCCGTTGATGACAGCCACTTCAAAGGCACTCAAGCCCTGAATGAATCGCAGTCCTGCCAGCTTGCCACGCACTTCACCGCCAGACTCAACGCTGCCTTGCAGTTCATTGGTCATGCTTGCGCTTCCTGTCAGACTCATATTGTTCACTCCTTTCTAAAGGAAAGCACCGCCACGAAGGACGGTGCTGTTGTTTTAAGGCAATCTAATCGTTACCGAAATCGGATAATGATCAGAGAACACCACATCGTCATGCACCCGTACATTGGTGATTCTCAGGTCATTGGTTGTGATGATATTGTCATACGATGCGGTCAGACCGTTATACGCAAAGGTGGTGTATTTGCCGTATACTCCCTGATTGGCAAGGTTGAATCCTGCATTGGCAAACAGTTTGAAAGTATCATCGCCCTCCGAACTATTGAAGTCACCGCAGATGATAACCTTCTTCAAAGCATTTTTGTTTATGTACGAGATGATCTGTTCCACCTGACTGTATCTGTGCGCCGTGGTGTCCCAATCCAGATGTGTAACGATGATGTTAAAGGTAACGCCATTGAGCAGACACTCCACATGGTTGAAATACCGATTCTGCGCCGCATTTTCAAACATAACAATCTTTGGCTTGGACAAAGGATAGTGTGCATACACGCTATTGACGTTTGTGCCGTTAGTGCTTCCCATTGCCATATGAGCGAACAGATTACCGTAGAACTCTTCGGATGTAACAGTGCTTTCAACATCAACGCACTTGAACACCTTGGCATCTCCGCTTCCCGTGTAAGTCAAATCCTCAACTACGCCAAGAACATCAACATCCAGACATCCAACTGCTCGATATGCTTCGTACAACTTTTCGGTCGGAGTTGTGCTGTTCATGTCCTGACCCTTTGCGAAGTGACCAATGTTGTAAACTCCAAACTTGATACTCTTAGGCTCTACGGAGGAGACTAACGATCTCATTTCGTCCAGTTCAGTCTTAATCTCGCCGTTCATCTTAGCGGCCATCGAGAACTCCTTGATGTTTGCCATTTCGCTGGTGTCCTCTACCGTCCGCAGGATTGCGAGTCTGTAATAAGTTCCAGCAGGAATCGTGACAGGCACAAGTTCGCTTGTGTACTCCCACACGCCGGAAACAAGTTCAGTTCCACTCTCGTCCGTATATCGGAAGATTCGCACCACGAAACCGTCTGCGATTGCGCTGATGGTTATATCTTCCTTCGCCAACGCTACAACCTTGGAGCGAACTCTGTACCCGAATCCGGTCGGTATGTTCTGTCCTGCTTCAAACACCATGCCGCCACACTCAAACAAAGCAGGATCAAAGGTCTTGTAGCCGTCGGCAGCATCTTCGCAATCGTGTTTTGCACCCTTGAACTGTTCCCGTACAGAAGTGCCAGCAGAACCATAGGTCACGCCATCCGCACCCACACGGACATCTACCACTTCCGCACCGTCAGCGGTTGCGCCGGACAGCAGATTGTCCACTCTCGCTCTCTCCACGGCAAGTGCAGCTTCCGTATCGGCGGCAGTTTCCTTGTTATCCTTCACCGCAGCCTCCAGTCTCGCCACCGCCCTTGCAACGGCCTGATTCTGCACCGGGCGCAGGGAAGTCATGTCCAGCACCTTGTCCACCACGGGAACGTCCTCGGGCTTGATGTCCGGCTCATTCTCCGTCAGGTCACGGCCTTCAGGCAGCAGACGGAACACCTTTGCGCCGTCCTCGTCATAGCCGATGATGGTCTGCGGATGGTCATAGGGATTCAGTTCCACTTCGTACCAGTAGTCCTTGGGCTTGCTGATAACGCTGCCGATCTTGGTGTCATCCTCGGTCAGATAGATTTCCACCTTCTCGGTTGCAACGGTAATAGGGAAGTCCTTCTGAAGTACCACATTGGTTGCATCCTTCTTGCCATAGACCTTGAAGCGCACAATATCTCCAGGCTGGAACACATATGCCTTGCCGTCATCATCGGCAGTCACCGTGAAGAACAGCTTGTCACCACGGGTTACATAGATGGACAAATCGTCATTGATCGTAAACATTTACTCACCCCAATCTATTTCTTACCCAATCGGGTTAATGTCCGTATTCTCTTTGTAAATCTCTTTGATTGCCTTGATTTCCTCTTCCAAGTCTTTCAACTTGTACATAGGCACATTGGGGACGATATAGCCCTGCAATTCGCTCCAAATGAGAATCGTGCCTTCGGGCAGTTCTTCCGTCTGGACGGAATGAATGGTGTTCTTGATTTTGCCCTGTGTCCATTCACGGTTGATCTCGGTGGTCAACACGCAGTTTTCCAAAGTCTGATGGATTTCGCCGTTTTCGGTTCTTTCGTCAAACTTCATTTCCTTGGTAACAGTTCTTCCGTAATACTGGCTCAAGCTGGGCTTGACCGTAAACAGTTCGTTGTTCATGGTTTCCTCCTTACGAAAAAAGGGGAGGGCGTTTCTGCCCTCCCCTTTAGCCGGAATTACTTCTTGGTCTTCATGACATAGATTTCCTTGGGACGAACGATCTTCGCACCAAAGACATACAGACCCTTGACGGCATCGGTGAAAGCATCCTCGGGACGATACTTCTCAACCTTGTCAATCTGCTCGGCAAAGGCAACGGCCTTGTCGGTACGCAGAATGTTGTAGTAGGCGGTATCGCTCTCGGGCAGGCAGTTCTCAATGCAGACAAAGGCATTGTTGACCTTACCGACAGCACCCTTCTTCAGGATTTCGGGGTTGTTGGTAGACAGCTCGGTCAGCTGCTGACGGTAGGTAGTGAACACCTTGGGAGCAACTTCCAGATAGAAGGTGTCGGACACCTTACAGTCGTTGCCGTACAGGGTGGCAAAGCCGTCCTCAACGCTGGACATAGCGTTGGAAGTGGACAGAGTGATTTCCTCGCTGGCAGCGATCATTTCCTTGGTCTGCTTGGCTTCGTCAATGACCACGCCCTCGTCCACGCCAGCCTTAATGACCTCGGCAACATACTTGTCACCTTCCAGAGCCAGACCCTTGCCAGCTTCATCAGTCAGGGCTTCCATCAGGCCGGGAACGGACTGTGCCTTCACGATATCCTCAACCTCGAAGTTGAAGTATCGGTACTGATTCAGCATGAGCAGCTGGGAACTGTCAGTGGCACTCTCACGGGTCAGGGGAGTGCCGGGAACATAGGTGCGGATGGTGGGACGGTTGACGGACAGAATCTTAACTTCCTTGGCATGTTCGGAATCCTTCTCATACTGGAAGTTACAATGGTTTCGCAGAGAAGTGATCTTCTCCAGAGAACGCAGAATGGACTTACTCCAAATAGTCTGCTGGAAATTGGTAACAGTGTTAGCGACTGCCATAACATTTCATCCTTTCTTTCGGATGGGAAGTTATCGGCCAGTCATGGATCGTCTTACAGCTTCCCACACCTTCGGATCGTCAAGGTCTTTCATCGTAAGCCGCTCGATTTCTTCCGGGGTGTAGTAGTCTTTTGCGCCGGTTTCCTGACTCTGCTTCATACTTCCCATAGTTTTGATTTCTTTTCTGGGTTTCATGGTCTTGCTGTAGATATCATAGATATCACTAATGGGAGTGGTGGGGTTGAACTTACCTGCAAAGTCCTTGAACTCCTTACTGTTGTAGACATCCTCGGTCACGCCGATCTTGTTCAGTTCCCGTCCACGCTCTGCACTCTGACGGTGTTCAGCCAGCACCTTGAAGATTGCCTTCTCCTTGGCGGTCATGTTGGCTGCACCTACGGCAGTCAGACGGTCAACTTCCTCTACAACATCGTCCAGTCCGGCATCAATGAACTCCTGTGCCTCCGCTCTGGCAAGGACATCAATTTCCTTGGCAGAATAGGTGGGCTTTTCAGGAATGTTAATGCCTTTCTTTCGATAGAACTCTGCAAAGGTGTCGGTCATTTCCTCGACACTCTCTTTGCCAGTGCCAGCCTTCAGCACTTCTTCCAGACCGCCGTACTTTCTCTGGTAGTCCTTCTCGATCTTTGCTCTCGTTCTGGCCTTGGCTTTCCCCACGATGGAATCTACCTCTTCCTGAGTGTAGGTCTTCACAGCAGGGGTTTCTTCTACGGTCTGCTCCGTGTTTTCAGCAACTTCTTCAGTCACAAGGATTTCATTCTCGCTCATGCGAATCTCCTTTCTATATCTCTTTCTTTATCTTCTTCTTTATCTGAAACAGCGACATCAGACGATGGTATCGTTTGACTGTCAGACGATTTGTCAGACAATTGTGCGACCAACGCCCTTTGGTTTGCTCTCCGCTCGGCCTGATACAGTCTGTCACGCTCTTTTTTCTTCTCATAAGCATCTAAACTCTGGTGCTTATTCCAATGAGGGATCGTGATAACGCCGTCAATAATCTCCACCATGCCGAACTGCTCAAAGGTCTGCAAGGCCATCGTGACAGTCGATTCTTTCATGCGGAAGATGGTTGCCAGCATCTTGTCGGTATAGGCAACACGCCCCATCATAAACACGCCGCTATTGTTCTGCTTCCCTGCCAGACACAGCAGCTTAAACCATACCGTAATAATGGCGTAAGCATCGGGGAGGCTTTCAATCAGCAGGATTTTTTCATCATCGAAAATATCCGTGGTAATCTTGATCCACTTCACATCTGCCATCAGTTATCCCCCAATGCAAAAGCGTAGTATTCCGCTTCGTTCTCCCGGCGGTACTGCTGCACCGTGTCATTCGCCGCCAGTTCCGGGTGATTGCGCTGAAGTTTCTGTCTGGCTCTCCGCACCGTTTCAAAGGGAGGAACGCCCATATCTCCCATCGTCAGAAGAAAGTCCTGCACAGACAGTTCATGCACCTGCTTGCCGGTCTGTGCTGCGTAATGTTTCAGAACTTTCAGATATAGGAAGCTGTCACTGCTCCTCGTCCTCTTGTCTTCTTTCAGGATCGCCATGACGATCTCCGATGTGTTTTTCAGCATTCTTATCACCCTTTCCGAACATGATATAGTAGTTGCGCTCAATGTCTGCATCATATCCGAAGCAATACTCTCCGATAGGGATTGCATCGTACAACGGGCAGAACTCACAGTTGATGCAGTTCTCCTTGATGCGCTTGCGCTTTTCTTCTCTGGTCATATCTCACACTTCCTTGATTCGGATGCCATGCACCCACAGCATGAGTTTTCGCTTGATGATATAGTCCTTGGTCTTTACGCCCTTGGTGTCCTCAACCACCCGTTTGCCGTTCTCCTGATAGACAAAATCGGCAATATACTGGCAAGCCCGTTCAACAACCTTGCCGTCAATCCGTTGCGCCGGAATCAGTTCAAACTTGACCTGCCGCTGAAGGTCTGTGATTGCGCCCGATCGTTCAATCAGGCGCAGTTCACAAAACCTGCGGTATTCCTTGACGGAATCAAAGGTCATGCCATCACGGGTGATTTTCCGGCTGTGATACTTGTTCGCCATCAGAACGGCAAATCTCCGTCATCATCAGGCAGAGAATCAAAGCCGCCCAGAGCAGCCATAGGATCGCCCACCTGCTCACCGCCGCCGTTCTTCTTCTCGGCAAAGTGGACTTCATCAGCCACCACTTCCACGCTCTTGCGCTTGTTGCCCTGCTTGTCCTCCCAGTTCCGGGTCTGGATGCGACCTGCCACTGCCATCTGCATACCCTTGGTGAAATACTTGCTGACGAACTCAGCAGTCTTGCTCCACATGACCACATCAATGAAGTCCGTACCCTCGTCCTTGCCTCGGCGGTCTACCGCCAGCGTAACGGTGCAAACGGAAGTGCCGTTGCCGGTGCTGCGAAGTTCGGGGTCAGCGCACAGTCTGCCCATCAGAATAGCTTTGTTCAACATGATTTCTCGTCCTTTCTGGTTTTCAATTTATAGATTTTTGCGATAGTTCTGTCTACTTCAATGCCATCGTTCAGGTGATACTTCTGCTTGAAGCTGTCCTGTCCGATAGCATGAACTTCAGTGTGATGCTCACGGCACAAGGGAAGTGCCTTCATGCCCTCGTGTACGATCTCGTTGCGGTTTCTGCCCATGCCCACATGGTCTACATGGTGCAGGTCTGCTCTCGCTCCGCAGACACAGCACTTCTTGTTCACAAGGCAGCTATAAACATAGTCCTGCACATCGTCCACGAAGTTCAGCAGGGGGAAACCGCAGGGAATATCCCAGTCGAGGATAAACCGCACAAGGAATCGCTGGAAGGCGCACACAAGGCTCATAGCCGCATTGGAAAGGGAAAAGATACAGTCAGCCGTTTCCTGCAATTCCTCTGCCAGAAACTTCAGCTTCATCAGTTCCTTGGTCTGTTCTTGGCTCATGCCCGTGTAATCGGAGATTTCACGAATCAGGGCATAACAGGCTCTCCGTTGCTTGTCCGACAGGGGACGGGAGTCAATCGGCTGCACAAGGCACTCTTTGAACTCCCGTTTCGTCATGGTCAGCCAATCGTCATACCTCGCTCGGATCAGCAGTTCCCCGGTGCGCTCGTCATAGCCGACTATGCGGCCTTTGACAGTTTCATTGGGTGCTTTCATACGGCAGCATTCGCTTTCTGCACCGCTGCCCACACGGGATCGGTATGTACGAACACTCGCTTGCCGGTCTTCATGTTGACAATGGACAGCCCCACGATTTTCTTGTTCTCGATCTTGATGCGCTCCACAGCGAAGGTGTCAAAGCACTGCCATTTGCCCTGATTGTTCTGCTTGA